TGAACAAATGATTAAAAACATTTCAGATTACGAAAGGAGTAATGAATGATGCAATATGCACAAGGAAAAATTGATAAACTAGTCGAGAAAGCAATCTCTCGCAAGTTTTTGGTTTGGCTAACAGCCACAGGACTGATGGTCACATCGGGTCTCGAATCCGGGGATTGGGTTATTATCTCTGCGCTTTATATCGGAGGCCAAACTGTTATCGATGGGATCGCTAAACTAAAAGGTCTTGAGTGATCACAGTTAACTTTCTGCAAATTTTATCTCTCTTCAAAAAGTATTGGAGGGAGATTTTAATTATTGCGTTAGCTGGTATTGTTATCCTCAAAATGAGAGTAGACCATAATAACCTTGAAGCCGCTCACGAAACCACACAGAAAGCGCTACAAGAACAGATCGTTCAATTAAACGAGATTCATGCTAAAGAAGTTGAAAAGAAGAACAAAGTTCTAGAAGTCTATAAATCAGCAATGGAAAACCTTGAGAAAGATTACGAGACTCAAAAGAAAAGAAACAACGAGCTAAGCAAAGAACGAAAGGTGAAACTTGAAAAGACGTTCTCTCACAACAAGGAAGAATTTGCTAATGAAATTAACAATATTTTTGGTTTTGAGTACGTTCCTTAGTTCAACAGTCTACGCTAAAGACGTAGGCAAGTTTACTTTTTTAGGACAAAAGCAGTGCGCCCCATTTGAGGGAGGTCTTTTTGATCCGACTGCCATGGCTATCATGATAGTCAAAGTGGAAGAGTTACAACTTGAATGCGATTTGAATCTTGAATATGAATTGGACAAATTTGCAAATTCCTATAAACTACAGATAGATACTCTTCAGATCGAGTACGACGGTCTTAACGAAAAATATGAATTACTTCAAAAATCTACAGATTCACAAATCGAAAAACTACAGAAAACTTTAAAGAACCAATCGCCTAAAAACAATTGGGCTTGGTTTATCGGCGGAGTCGCCGCCGGAATTGCCACCACATACGGCGCGTATAGGACATTCAATGAGCGATAAGCCTAATGAAATTGCAGCCATCGAACGAGCCATCTCTAAGAAGTATGGAGATAGCGCCACACGGAACCCAAAAGCTAACTGGTGTCCAGAAAAGGAGCGAGAGTATCTCCAACAATCTAAAGAATTGTATGAGAAAGTTCGGAAGAATGATGAGTGGCAAGAAAAAATAGAGGTAAATGGTGTAAAGGTTTCGAAAAAACTACTTAATAGAGAATCTTTGATTTCTTGTTCTGTATGTAGAAATTTTGCTAAAGGAGTAATGGATGATGTGTGCTTATCAAAATTCAATTGCTGCAACGCTTGCTACATCAATTATGTGGAAGGAAGAGAGGATCGGTGGATGAAAGGATGGAGACCTTCACATGAAATTTAACAAAAGACAACTGAAGCAGATTATTATTGAAGAAATGGAAATGCTGCCAGAAGAAGAAGAAGATTTGGCTAAGATGAAAACAAAATCTATGTCCGGCTCTGGTTTCGGAAAGGCCGGCCGCGAAGATCGATTAAGTGCCAATCCAGAACTAAGTAATATGGAAAGAGGCATCGTACAACAGATTGATCAGTTTCTTCTTAATTTAGCCCAACTGGAGGGCGTTGAACTTAACAACAAAAAATCTGTTATTACGAGAATGATGAAGATGCTCGAGAAGGCGATAGCGCCCACACAACAAGGAGGCGTATAATGGCCACAACTTATGAAATTGTACAAGGCTTATCACAAGCCGCAGCAAACGCTTATGACGGAGCGTTAGGCGAAGATTATGAACCAGTAAAGCCTGGAATCCTCCGACGAGAAGAGGGCAACGCCCTCATTGATCAGCGAGTGATGGATGGCTTTAACGTCAAATTCTATGGGAATATGATGTGTTTAAGTTATCAATCCGAGATTAAACTTAAAGAAGTATATGCCGGCGGATTTGAAGAAGACACCGATCAACGGCTAACCGACATCGCTGGATGGCTCAAGAACGAGTATAAAAAAATCACTGGGAATTCTGTCACTTTAACTTCCGAAGGAGAGATTGATATTCGTGTAGAGAACTCTTCGCGTGTGCGATCTTGGGTAGTCGCGAAGAAGCACTACAAAGTAGGCGGTCTAGGCGAAGATATGGAAATAGAGGCCGCATCACAGGATCGCGTAGAGCCGGCTTGGAAATCTTTCCTTGAGCAAGGTGGTTGGGGCACACGCCCTAAAAATGACACGAGAAAAGACTAAGATGAAACATGAGCTTCAAGCTAACTAAAAAACAACAAGTTGCTGAAATCCTCAAATGTGGTAAGGATCCTTCTTATTTTCTAACAACATATGCGAGGATATCTCACCCTTTGCATGGTCTGATATTATTTGACACTTATGACTTTCAGGATCAATTGCTTGAAGATTTCAACGACTATCGTTTCAACGTCATTCTAAAAGCACGACAGCTAGGCATATCTACCATCACAGCCGGCTACGTTGTCTGGATGATGTTATTTCATCGAGATAAGAACATATTGGTAATGGCAACCAAATTTGCCACTGCCGGCAATCTAGTTAAAAAAGTCAAGAGTATTATGAAAAATCTCCCTCCATGGCTGTCGATTGCTAAAATTGTAGTAGATAATCGCACATCCTTCGAGCTTTCAAATGCCTCTACTATCAAGGCCACCTCCACTTCGGGCGATGCCGGCCGTTCAGAAGCTCTATCTCTACTGGTATTAGACGAGGCCGCACACATTGAAGGCCTAGACGATCTGTGGACCGGTCTTTATCCCACGCTTTCGACCGGTGGTCGATGCATTGCGCTGTCCACACCCAACGGCGTCGGCAATTGGTTTCATAAAACTTGCGCGGATTCCGAGGCCGGCCTTAACAACTTCAGGTTGACCACCCTCAAATGGGGAAGGCACCCAGACAGAGACGAAGAATGGTTTAAGAAAGAAACCAGAAACATGTCTAAAAGACAGATAGCTCAAGAGCTTGAGTGTAATTTTAACACATCCGGAGAGACAGTCTTTGATTCTGGATGTATAGAGTGGCTATTATCCAATGTTAAAGAACCCAAACACCGAACCGGATTCGATAGAAATTTTTGGCTCTGGGAAGAATTTGATCCTACTTGTAATTACCTTATGGTCGCTGACGTGGCTCGCGGAGACGCTGCTGACTATTCCACTTTCCATCTTCTTAAATTAGAGACAATGCAGATCATTGGAGAGTATCAAGGAAAGCCGACTCCCGATCTATATGCCAACATGTTAAACCAAGTAGGAAGAGAGTTTGGAAATGCGATGATGGTTGTGGAGAATAACAATATCGGATATACTGTTTTAGATAAACTATTAGAATATGAGTATCCTAACTTATATCATTCTATTAAGTCGACTCATGAATATATTGAGCAACACCAAGCAGAAGTAATAAACAATTCAGTTCCTGGATTTACAACTTCTGGAAAAACCCGACCTCTAATAATTGCAAAATTAGAGGAGTTTATAAGAAATAAACTAATTACTCTATATTCTTCTCGAACCATAAACGAGATGAAGACATTTATATGGAGTCACGGAAAGCCACAAGCAATGAAAGGATATCACGACGATTTGATTATGGCATTAGCGATCGCCTGTTGGGTTCGCGACACCGCTATTCAATCTAACGCTCGCGACTTGAATTATCAACGCGCATTTGTGGATGCTATTTATACTGCTAGAACAACAATGAATACTCAAATTAAAGGACAGATTGGGTATAAAGGCGACAATTTTGCTGATAACGCAAGCGATGCAAAAAGTCTATATGATGAATTTAAATGGATTATAAAGTGAGATAACCTATGGCACCCCCATTAAAGAACGGTAAAAACCCCGCAAACAACCAATCCCAGTTATTCAAGGCATTAACTCGACTATTTTCTGGTCCGATCATAAACTACAGGTCCCAATCGGGACGTAGGATCAGACGTCAGCATTTAGATAAGTTTTCGTCTCGTTTCAAGACAGCTTCAGGACAACAGTTTAAGAAGGCTTTATACAATCCTTTGGATACTATTGCAGCTAACGCGATTCAAAACCAGCGTCGATCAGAACGTTATGTCGATTTTGATCAGATGGAATACATGCCCGAGATTGCGAGTTCTATGGATATCTATGCAGATGAGATGACGACCTATTCCGATCTGCGTCCAATGCTCAACATCAAATGCGCGAACGAAGAGATCAAGGCTGTATTAGCAACTCTCTATGACACGATTTTAAACCTTCGATATAATTTGTTTGGTTGGGCTCGAACCATGTGCAAATATGGAGACTTCTTTCTGTATTTAGACATCGATGAAAAGTATGGAGTTAAGTCGGTAATCGCCTTGCCTCCATCGGAGGTCGAGAGATTAGAAGGACAAGATTCTACTAATCCCAATTACCTTCAGTTCCAGTGGAACTCTGCTGGAATGACATTCGAGAATTGGCAGATGGCACACTTTCGCATTCTTGGTAATGATAAGTATGCTCCTTATGGTACTTCTGTTTTAGAGCCAGCTCGTCGCATTTGGCGCCAATTGACTTTGATGGAAGATGCAATGATGGCTTACCGCGTTATTCGATCTTCAGAACGTCGAGTGTTCAAGATCGACGTAGGCGGCATTCCTCCTCAAGATGTTGAGCAGTATATGCAAAAGATCGTAACACAACTCAAAAGACATTCAGTGGTTGATCCCAAGACCGGACGCGTTGACTTGCGCTATAACCCAATGTCCATTGAAGAGGATTACTTTATTCCTGTTCGAGCTGGTTCTGTTACTGACATTCAAAGTCTTGCTGGAGCTCAAAACATCACCGCGATCGATGACATCAAGTATCTACGCGATAAGCTATTTTCTGCTCTAAAAGTCCCCCAATCCTATTTGACTATGGGAGATGGAGCAGAAGAAGACAAAACCACTCTAGCACAAAAAGACATTCGTTTTGCGAGAACAATACAAAGGCTTCAAAGAGTTATTATAACAGAATTAGAAAAGATCGGAATTATCCATCTTTACACTCTCGGCTTCCGCGGCGACGATCTTCTATCATTTAGTCTCTCGCTCAACAATCCTTCACGAATTGCAGAGCTTCAGGAATTAGAACACTGGAAATCAAGATTCGACATTGCAGCATCTGCCACAGAAGGCTTCTTCTCTCGTCGTTGGGTTTCAGAACACGTTTTCGGAATGTCTCATGAAGAATTTGTACGCAACCAACGCGAACTCTTTTATGATCGCAAGCAAGATGCAGCCCTTCAGGCAGTAGCCGAAGAAGCAGCCGCAGCAGCCGGCGGTGGAGGTGGTGACTTGGGAGGCTTGGGTGATGACCTAGGCGGCGATCTAGGCGGCGATCTTGGAGGCGATCTTGATCTTGGCGGAGGCGAAGAGATGCCAGCCGGTGAAGCCGGCGGCGATGAAAGCCCATTGCTGGCAGTTCCTCCTGGTTCTCGTAATTCTCCCACAATTAAATCATTGGAGTCTCAAGCTAAAGGAAAGCGTCACTATCCTACGAAAGTTGATAAGCGCCAAGCAGGGGCTCGCACTCGCTCTTACGCAGCGCATGGCGGCCAACAACAAGCGTCTTCTACCACACGTAACATCCTCCCTGGAGCATCCGATTTGCAAGGCGTTGCGAAGATGGGCGGCTTAGGCGCAGGGATTTACGAGCAAGAGGCACCTAGTTATACTTTGAAAGAACAACAAGAGGAAGCGAAGTTGTTTCAAGCAACCGAGTCAACTCGACTTTTGATTGAGACTTTAGAAAACAATTTGAGAACGGAGGAAAAAGACGATGAAGATCAAACATAACAAAAAGAGAAACACAGCTTTTGTGTTCGAAGCTCTCGTTAACGAGATAACGATAGCAATTCTGAAAGAAGATAAAGATCGTCAGAAAACTGCATTATCATTAGTGAAAAAGCACTTTGCTCCTGGTTCCCCTTTGTATCGACATCTTCAGTGTTACAGATCACTATACGAGAATCAAGATCTCAGTAAGGATATCTCTGAAAAGATCTTAAAGGAAGCTAAACTAGCCAGCCGTCTTTTGGATGTACACGGATTGTTTGTTAGCCAAAGCGATTTGATCGGCGATGTTAATCGAGAATTGGAACCTAAGTTTTTTAACACCTTCATTCCTAATTATAGGACATTGGCCACTATCGATCAGATCTTTTCGGATAAACTTTCGCCAAAAAATTCTATTATGCTTGAAGCTCAAATTGTGGAGAATATGACAAAGAGCCCTGTTGGTTCTTCAATATCACAAACAATAGACAATGTGGTTATAAATTCGTTTGTAACGAAATTTAATGACAAGTATAACTCTCAACTGATGGAAAATCAAAAAGAGCTACTCAATCATTATATCTCCTCGTTTGCAGATAACGGACTCTCTCTTAAGATTTTTCTTAACGACGAAATCGGCCGTCTTAAATCGCGAATGACAGAAGCTCTAGATATAGTAGAAATCAAGAGCGATTCAGAAATGGCCTCAAAGGCCAATAAAGTGTTTGAGAAGCTTGAGTCCTTTAAATCCTCCACTATCGACGACGATATTGTGCTAGTTGTTTTAAAGACGCAACAATTAGAACAGGAAATATTTGAAAATGGCGATTAAAGTTACGATAGGAAAAGACGCAGCAAAAGCTGTTGTTCGGCTCGAGATGGATATCCGTAAGGCTCTCAATGGAGACCTCATGATCTTTGATCACGGAGATATCGACATTGTATTATCGCCGGGAACCAACAAAGTGGTAGCCTTTCCTAAAGAAACTATGAACGATTTAGTATATGGCGCCCAAAACCGCCTCTTTACCCATTTGCACCGGAGAGGAGTGGTTATCCCCGAATCGATCCAAGCTGCTTCGTTCAGCGGCGCTTTCGAAGCACAACTCCTAACACCATTTAAAGAAAGCATTAGTGCCGCTAAGATGGCTTTGGTAAATATATCACAGTTTATCGACGAAGAAAGGCCATACTTTGAATCGACCGAGGCTATCATCGCAATGTCCGATGACGAGCTTGTCCATCCAGATAAAACCGACTCTACCGAACTTGGAGACGTATCCCAGGCAACCGAGAAGGGCTCTATTCGACCAGGATCTGTCAGAGATCCGTATGCATTGAATTACTTGTATACGCTTTAGGGAGTTCCAGATGTCTGAAATGAAATTGATAATGGAAGAGTGGAGACAACACCAGTCTATTCTTTTAACGGAAGCTGCCCTGAGCGCTGTTACTTCTGAATTTGAGAAAGCTTTTGAAGAGGCTGCAAAAGAGATTGCCGCAGAGCTCGAGCAAGCCGCCAAAAAATCTGGTCAATCTACCGAGGATATCCTCGAGTCCGGAGAGCAATTAGAAGAAGCTGCTGTGTTTGGCACCACGTTGGTGTTGTTATTTTTTACAAAAGTAGTGGGAACATTAGCGCTTGGCGCTTTGTTGACGTCATTGGCTTCTTTTTTTGTTAATAAATATCAATTAGGAACTCGGGAGGGAGCAGAACGCCTAAAGATTTTTGGAGATTTTATGGAAACTGCTGCCAAGCAGATAGGAACATTCGGCATGGATAAAGTTGGACGGTGGTTAGTTACCAAGTTTGTGCGAGATCCTGCCAAAAAAGAAGCTTACTTGAAATCAATTGATTTGGTAAGTAGGGTAATTGTTTTTATAATATGCCTTGGCGCAGCCGGGAATGAGTTAAAAGCCGGCGCCGAAGCTTCAAAAGGAGTTTCGCTGTATTTTGCAGATTTGGTGAAGGGTGCAGGGATAGAGAGTGTAGACTCCATGCAAGCCGTAGGTGATTTATTTGAGAACTTTACGGATGCCACCGAATTCGTCACTAAATCTTTTAAATTGATCGCGAAAGCGTTAAGGAACAATGCGTTTTAAGGACTGAGAGATTCAAGAATGGAACTTATATACTTCATATTAATAGCATATGGCTTAACCCAGATTTTAGTTTACAGTGATATGCCTATCATCAAATTGCTACGTCCTCCTAAAACTTTTTTACGAGGTTATGGCAAATTATTCCACTGTCCTATGTGTATGGGTTTCCATGTGGGATGGTTTTTAATGTTGCTTTCCCCATACAGCGAACTATTTAGTTTTGATGTTTCGGTAATAAACTTTTTCTTTTTAGGATGGTTATCTTCTGGGACTTCATATATTCTTAATATGGTCTTTGGAGATCAGGGAATTAAAATCTTAAGAAACATAGAGGTAGTTAAAAATGACGAATGGTACTTACATAGCGAAATGGATGCTTCAACCAGTGAGACGCTGTAAATCTGGTTGTTGACGCATGCGGGTAGCGCCCGTTTTAGAAGAAGGAAATCCGATGAGTAAAAAACTATTACGAGAATATTATCAACTATGCGAAGGCGGCGTTTGTCAAGATCTATTGAACGAAGCCGAAAAGAAATTCGTACGCGATGGTGGCATGATGTTGTCTGGAATTATGCAGATGGCAGAAACCAGGAACGGCAATGGACGAATATATCCGCAGAACGTATTGATGACGGAGATCAAGAATTATCAAAAACTAGTTAAAGAGAAAAGAGCTCTCGGAGAACTTGATCACCCAGAAGATTCAGTGATTAATCTCAAGAATGCTTCTCATCTGGTTACTGCATGTTGGATGGAAGGGAAGAACGTGATGGGGAAAATTCAAGTTCTCAACACTCCTTCTGGCAAAATTTTGCAAGAATTAGTAAACGGAGGAGTTAGCATCGGCATTTCCTCCAGAGGTATGGGTTCTGTGACAGAGCAGAACGGTAACTCAATGGTGGAAGATGATTTTCAATTGATTTGTTTTGATATGGTTTCCGAACCATCTACGCCCGGCGCCTTTATGATGGCCGAAGCAAAAGATTATCAAAATGCCGTCTTCACCAAAGCCGACAGAATCAATCGACTATTAAATGAGGTATTAGAAGATGAGTGACTGGTCCAGTTTTGAGAATGATAAAACAACCATGGAAGCATGGCGCAGCTATTTAGAAGAAAACGAAGATATTGAAGAAGGCTTCTTGGACGATATAGGCCGCAAGGTCTCGCGTTGGGGAGCCGGAAAGAAGATCAAGAAAATGATCGGCCGCGGACGAGATATGGCTGGATATGGAAGCTTCGGTGATGACGACGAGACCGATCCCTCCGAACCCACTGAACCCACTGATCCCTCCGAACCCACCGATCCCTCCGCACCCACCAAACCCGCCGATTCCCCCAAATCCGCCG